TAAACCTTCTTTGTTAACTTTGATATCACTAGCTTCAAGAACAATATCAAAAATTTCTTTTACTTCATCGGTAACCTGACCGATTTTTTCATGGTCCATAATTTCCTCCGTTATTCCATAACCATTATATCACATTTTATTTAGTCGTAATCAAGCCGTCTGGTTCTACCGTGAACTCTGGCTTGTCTGCCATTGTTCCGTCTGGTTTAATGTAATACCAGCCTTTCTTATCGGCTGACTGGACAAAGGCATTAGATACCATAGCACCTTCTTTGCTGTCGAGGTAGTACCAAGTATCTTTGTACTTGACCCAACCTGTCTTCATGGCACCTTCTACATCGAAGTAGTACCACTTCTCAGCGATTTTCTGCCAGCCTGTGGCCATTTCGCCAGATTGGTCAAACCAGTACCAGTTACCATCTGAGTGCTTCTTCCAACGGTCTGCAAGCATGTAACCTGACCCGTCGAAGTAATACCAGGTGTCGTTGATTTTCTCAAACTTGTCTTTTGGATAAGAGCCATCTTCACGGACCCACCACCAACCATACTGGTTCTGTTGCCAACCAGTTTCAACTTCTTCAGGCGGTACGATATACCCAACGATTTCATCGACTGAACGCTCATTGTAGCGACAAGGGCCACCCACTTCTAAGTAGTCCCAGTTGCCATCGATATTCTGCTCAATCGTCTTGATGGTATATCCGTCTGAGTCTTCATAAACAAGACCTGTATGTCCATAGTTGACACCGTCTCCAGCTACATAGCTTTTTACAAAGAACCAACCAGCTTTTGGATAGTCCGCATCATACACGACTTTCAAGCCTTGTGAACGTGCTGATTCAAGTAAGTCATAAGCGTTGCCCCAAAGGGTCACACCGTACCAATGACGTAGCCCATAACAAGGCACGTCGGCGCATTGGAAACCATAGGCTCCATCATTATCAACTCCATCGCCAGCTTTTGCTTTATCGATGAAGAACTGAATCATTTCCTGTTTTTTAGACATGTTCTACTCCTTCCAAGCGTCGTTCATCTGCTTCACTGCTGACTCGACAAATGTGTCTAAGTCCTTGTCGGTCATGCTAATGTTATATTTGCTAAGCTCTGCACGAATTTTAGTGCGGGCTTGTTCCAACTTTTCTTCGCCTTTAAAACCAGTTTCAGAGGCGACTTGCTCAACTGCATTGACTGCGTTCTTAGCCAAGATTTCAACGATCTTGATGGTCTTTTCCCCGCCCTTTTGAACCAGGTAGTCTTTGACTGCTTTAACTGCCACCCCTGCCAAAATGACAAGGATGCTGACTGCTCCGTTTGTGATAATTTCTGTGATTTGTTGCATGTTATTCTCCTTTTTCGATTTCTTCCATGCGGTCGTTCATGCGGACCATTTCTTTTTGAATGTCTCCGACCGTGTGAGTGATTGTTGTTAATTCTGTAGTGGTCTTTTCTAGGTGAGTCATCAACCGTTCTTCTCGTCTGTTAGAGTCGGTCTTTGATTGCTCGTGCAAATCCATAATCTTCTTCTCTCGCTTGTCCGAAGTTTTGATTAGATATCGAATGATAATAAAGAAAAGCAAAATAAACAAAATCGCCCAAGCTACCTGACTATGAGCGATTTTTTCAGCTTCTTCAATCGGCGATGTTACACCTCCTTCAAATTAAATTTCAAGCCACGGAATTTGCTAGCAACTCCAGGGATGTTCTTAGCTGTAATTCGATAAAATCCGATATCGAGCACAGCTCCATCTGATAATGACTGTCCATTTGATGTCACAATCACGTTGTCTCCAAAATAGTGGACAATTGACGGACGTTCAATATAAACCGAAACCTCAAACATTGTCTTTGTTTGAGTGGAATTTAGTCGGCCTTCTAAATCGAAACCGTCAGTTCTAGTAATCCATTTCACATCTTTTTGTTCATCAGTCAAATAATCTGAATAATTCAAATCAGATGCCACTTTATTATTTTGATAACCAATTTTACTAACCTCTGAAACAAATACCGTTTGAGGAATCAACTGACTAGCTAAGAATTCTGCCCCTTTTTGATGACCAAGATCTCCAAAGTGGCACATGTCTGGAATTAATTCCTTAATCTTGTATTCTGAATGATTCAAAATATTGCTTGTGCCAGCGTTATAATCAATAAATGGTAATCCTAATTCTGTGGCTAATTCCCTTTTGATGTTGTCAGCAATCGCATTAATCTTCGAACCAAATCGTTTGTAATTCTCAAATTCAGCTTGAGTACTCATTAGTACAGGTTTAATGCCTTTTGCCAACAATCGATTGATAACATTGATATGATCGTCTCGAAATGATTTAATCTTACTAGCATCATATACCATATCATTTATTCCCATAGCGATAAATGCATAATTAATTGGTTCATTTATTGGAGACAGAACAGCATCCAAATTTTGACGGAGCCAGCTAATATTTTTTCCAGAAAAACCTCGATTATAAATTTTATGATCGAAATTATAACCACGTTGTTGATTAATAATATTATTAAGTATTCCAGAATATGTATTATTTCCGTCTTTTAGATTATTAATATTATCGTTGTTGCTGGTGTAATTTGAAGTCCTCCAGCCATCGGTAGTGCTGTCTCCCAGCGTCACAATAACAGTTTTTTTAGTCTGAAGGTCGACAATCAGTTCTTCTAATTGCCATGTATTATTTAATAATGATTTTGTAGTCTCAATAAAATTATTATTAGAATAATGCGTGAGCTCTCCAAGATATATTGATGCAATCAAAATATCTGTATTCTTACTTGTAAAAGTTGCTCCACTAGACATCACTGAACTCTTTACTAGCTTAAACTTATTTTCTATAGTATCTAAAATAAGATGATGTAAGAATCCGCTAGTAAGTTGAAGATTTTCATGTTCTTTTATCGAGTAGTAACTTGTACCCTTTGAAACAATAATCTCGTTCTGTTCTCCGAATCCGATAAAACTAAACGTTTTTGAATAATTGTCATAGATTATTTTACCTTGTACAACCGAACCGATTAAGCTATCCTGCGTATATTCCGAATAACCAATTGTTTTAACGAAAATGGAATTGACCGGATAATGCAAGGTACCCTTATACATAATCGCAAGTATGACTTGTGTTGCTGTGATGTTCTTAACGTTCGCTAAGGTCATCACAGATAATCCTTTATTTTGATAATCGTATACAACGTATTCTGATAAACCAGTTGGTTCATAGTTAATACTTAAATTTGTATCAGGGGCATAATTTTTATTTCCAAACGAAATCCATGTATCTTTTTTCACGGATACTGTTTTAGACTTGCGATCAATAGTTAATAATCCGTCGAATATGACACCGAACTGATTAGGAACGCCGTCAGTTGGCGATTGATATGAACCACCATCCGCCCATGAACTTCCGTCCCAGTAATTCCAGTGGCCGTTATCAGTTGTAACATAAATACCTTTATCTCCAGAAGGCTTTGCTGAACGTAAAGCTGAAACATTTGGATATGTTCCTTTAGGAGTTCCGTCTAGAATATTATTAAGCATAGCTTTTATTTCAGCTTCGTCTGCTTTTGAATTGATAATATTATCAATCGTAGAGAATCTATCGGATAGATGGTCAAAGGTGCCTCTGGCCTTAGCCACTTCCATATTTGTGTTGCCATCAAATGTTGCATCTTCATAGACTCGTTCTATACCGTCATGAATAGCTTGTCGAACATCGCGACCAAAAACTCCTTCCTTGATAACTTTTAAATATTGGTCAATTCCCATTTAAACTTTCCTTTCTAGATTTTCAATTCGTTTCAATAGATCATCTAAGTCAACTTTCTTTGAAATTAGCAAATAATCCAGTTTTTTCTTATCTTGAGTAGATAAGAGTTGGCTAGACTGTTCGTTCACGGTATTATTGACAGTCTCAACAGCTTCTGCAGTCGAGCTGGCAATAATTCGGACTTCTTCCAGCTGACTCTGTTGCTCTTTTAGCTGCCTAGTCGTGACTAACTGCTTGGTCCTTTTACGGACATTGTCCAGTTGCCACTCCTCAGCCGACTTGAATTTGTCGCCAATCGTCAAATTCGACCGCTCAACGCTTACTAAGTCAATCTGTCGAGCAACAACTCTCAGTCGCTCGTCGATAAACATAACAGGATTGATAACCCTATATGTGTTACCTTCCTCAAACTCGTCAAAATTCGGGTTGATGTGCGACAAGTTGACTGCTGAAACAGAGTATTGATAAGCTACAGCTTTTTGAGTGGCTAGCTGGCTTTCTCCTGCCTGTTTTAGAGCAACAGGGTTCTCTATGTCATCAAACGTGGCAGTCTCCATTTTGATACCATACTCGGCAATCAAATCAGGTCTATCGATGTAGTCTTTTCCGTTGTTGACTGAGGCAATGCTGACACGCTGATTTGTCTCACTATTTTGCTTGCCATATACAAGCAGGCGAGATACGATTCCCTCTGGGTTGATATGCTGCTTTAATGACAATAGATTGACAGAGAGCTTGATTTCCGTGTCGCTGTCAACACCAATCTGCTTCTTAAAATCAAGATATCTCTTCCCATTCTCCTTGCGAATTTGTAGTTCCAGTCCATACTCGTTCAGGATAAGGTTTGTCAATGTGGCAAAAGTCGACTTGGCAGGGTCTACATCGGCTTCCATGTGGTCGCCTGTTGCGATTAGGTCTGTCAAATCACCCGGCAAAAATTCCTTATAAGATTCCAGGTTGTCATTGTGGAATTTCAAGACTTGTTTTACAAAATCAGATTTCTTCCCGCGGTAAATTTGTTGCCTTTGTTTGCTGTCGTTCAGAAAATCAAGCTCCGATTTGGCATTGTATGCAAATGTAAACACTCCACTTTCTGCCATGTCATTTGTGATTGGGGTGATACGACCGTAAAATACTTCTCTACCTGTCCGCATATTGACTACTTGTACCATGGTCTGTAAAGGCTTGATAAGAGCCTTGTAACCAGCGTTGTTTGGCAAAAACTGGAAATCAAACTGGGCAATCTTATTGATTTCAAACTTAATAATGGCCGACAAGAGCTTATTCCCGCCGGCCATTGAATCGTGTATCGGTGTCACGTTGGCACCGTTAATCAAACTAACTGCATACATCAAATCAGCTCCTTAAACCATTTGAACGAGATTCTGCCGTTTCCTTTGATGCGAATTTCATTCTCTTTTTCGAGTGTGAAAAAGTCATATACACGACTACCTGGAATAATACTGAACTGTTGATTCCGCATAGTCAATGTCATGTTGCTGGTCGACGTAATCTCTGGTCGTGCCAAGCTGATGCCTGTGTTGACCAATAGAATATCAAGCGAACCTTTAACATCGAAAGCAATATCTTGGAATGCGTCTAGTTCAAAGTTAAATTCATCCCAGATATCGCTTCCTTCAGCTTTCTCGGAAATCATGAAGGGATAGGCTGTGAATGTGATTTTTAGCACACCATGCGCCCAATCCTCTTCAAAAGCACTATCCCCTTGGACTTCGGCTAGGAAATAAAAACCAGGAATTGCATCGTCATATAGAGGTGCGAGTCCAGTAGTACCCATTAGCCAGTTAATAGCACTTGTTTTAGCCATATTCATGGCTTCTTTCGTGCCATAGATTGTATTCTTGATTTTGATTTGATAGGTCAAGGTCCTCTGTTCGTAGAGCTGCCCGCCGTAAACCGTTGAAAAATCATATTTTTCATTTGAAAATGGAATTGGCACCAGTACCTTTTTTTTGTTAGGGATGCTAATTGACCGTTCATTTAACAAAAGCAAGCCTTCATCTTCAAATGAGTGCCTGCCATTGTATCTAATTCCGTAGTGTTTAGCCAACTGTGCCTCCTCCTTCGATAATTTGAATACGCTGTGCTTGGGCATCTGAAACATATCCCACAATCAATTGAGCGAATGTTTTGCCGTCAATATTTAAAATGATTGGTTGTGGATTTGGTTGTTCCACGTTCACAATAATCTTGTCTTTGACAGTAGACATGATATGATCTGCTATCATTCCAAGTGTGCTTTCGTTTAATGGCAATACCGCTTCTTTACCAGCCTCTCCACCACCCATCAGCCCATTACTGTTCATGCCGAAAATGGTTGGTTTGGTTAAAATACCACCTTTGGCAAACCATGTAATATCAATAGATGGCAATGACCCCTTACCACCAAATCCCCACGGTGCCTCGCCACCGCTGATGTTGAAGCGTGGTAGTTTCGGTCTAGGTAGTGACCATTCAAAGTTAAAGAAACCCTTCATAGCATTGATAGCATTGGAAACAGCATCTCTAGCACCGTTAATGGTATTCGTAATAGTATCTCTAATACCATTCCAAACACTGTTTACAGTATTAAAAATGCCAGACATTATACCACTAATTGTGCTCGATATTCCGTTAAATACATTAGAAATAGTATTGGAAATCGAGGTTACTATATTGCTGATGAATGACAATATGCTATTCCAAATTGTGGATACTATATTGAAAATCATGTTGAGTACAAATTGGATATAGGTCACAATCGCTTGCCAAGTCGTTTGAATGTATTGCTGAATAGCTGTGAGAACTGTCTCAATGATGGACTTGATTGCATTGATTAAGCCGTCTACAACACCTCTCATCGTCTCCCATGCGCCAGACCAGTCACCGTTAATCGCCTGCATAACTGCCTTGATGATTCCAAGTACAGTGTTGATTGCTGTCTCTACAATTGTTTTGATGACTGTCCAGACTGTCTCGATGACTAGTTGGATATTCGACCAAGCGGCTTGAATGAGTGGCTGTAAAGCTGTCATGACTGTGTTAATGACAGATAAGATGGCATTCCAGACTATTTCTGCGGACGACTTGATCAACTCTTGATTTTCGGTCCACCAGGTAACCAAGGTTCCCCATATAGACATAACAAAAGCTGAAATCTGCTGAATAACATTATTTATTACCGACATAATCGCATTCCATATTTCGATTACTGCTGTTCGGAAGGCTTCGTTATTTTCCCAAAGATATTTAATACCGACAACTAACAGGGCTAGCGCTGCAATAATCCCTAATACAATGCCAGCAATTGGTAAGAACGAGGCAATTAATCCACCTATCGTTGTGTTAGCTGCCAACGCTGCTGCTTGCAATGCCAAAAAGACAGGCAGCAATAACCCGACGATTACTACTAAACTTCCAAATACAACAATCAGCTGTCTTATAGGCCCTGGCAAATTTCCAACCCACTGTGCAACGGATTTGAAAATCCTTGCCATACTTTCCAAAACTGGAGCAACGACTTCCGCAATCATGCCACCAATTTCAGCCATTGCTTCAGTACTCATATTTTGAGCGGTTGTAAATTTATCAATTGGATCCAGAGTAGCTTCAAATGTCTTAGAAACTGCTCCTACTGAATATTCAGCAGATTCTGCGAAATTCTGGAAGTCAAAAGAACCACGCTTGATTGCGTCAATCATTTGAGGTGCTTTTTTAGCACCAAATATTTCCATTGCTAGTCCCATTGCTTCGGTTTCGCTAGTAGTATTCTTTATCTTATCAATTGTCTCGATAAGACCTTCTTTCAAAGTTTTACCTTGTTTAGCATAAGTTCCTGCTGCTTTTGTTAAACCTGACAAAGCACCTGAAGCATCCACCCCGCTCGTTTCAAATTGTCCGAGCAACGCTACACCTTCTTCAAATGAAAGACCTAGCATTTTAATTTCCGGTGCGCCTTCAATGGCTTTTTTCATCAAGTCATCGACTGATACACCAGTCGATTGAGCTGTATATGTAGTAGAATCTAGGACTTTTGCTAAATCACTAGTTGATAGCTCGTAAGCTTCCAAGGCTTTACTTGCTGAAATAGTTGAATTGGTAATGTCTGTACCGTTAATTTCAGCAAACTTAATCATTTCCACTGATACATCTTTGAGGGCATCACCAGTCAGTCCAAACTGTGTGTTGACCTCTCCGACTGCTTCACCAGCCTTACTGAAATCAGTTGGGATAGTTGTTGCGATGGTTGAAGCAATACCTTGCATTTCTTTCAAACTATCGCCTGTCGCACCAGTTTTGGTCACGATAGTGTCCATGCCTTCATCAACTTGCCTGAAGGCTTCTAGTGCATTCTTCCCAAAATCCACAAGTTTCTGACTAATGTCAGCAAGCTTTTCTGAGAATTGATTAAGTAGTTCAGCTTTTAGAAGATTGTTTGTTTCAATTAGGGTTCCAGTTGCTTGTTTGCCAGCACTACCCAAACTCTTCATCTCCTGAGAAAGATTTGAGTACGCTGCTTTAGCTTGATTCAGTTGTGCTTCCATTTTGTTAGCTTCAACCGAATTTTCACCATACTCTTGCTTGGTTAACTCTAACTGCTTCTCAAGATTTTCAATCTGCTTAGCAACGATAGTGGATTGAGCACCTACTTTTTTCTGTGCCAGAGCTAGTTTTTCAGATTCGCTAGCATTTGCTCCTAACTGGCTTTCTTGCAATTTAAACGAGCTGACAACTTTTTCAGACTCACTTGCAAGGCGATTCTGCTCTTTCTGCAAGTTCTGAAGCTGACTTTTATTGCTTTGGGTAGCATTTCCGTTTTCTGCAAGTGCCTGGTTAACGTTTGCTAGTTTGCCTTCGTAACCTTTCAGGACATTCTTAGTAGTTTCAACTTCACGTTGAAAAGCTCGATACTGCTCTTCACCAATCTTTCCTTCTGCAAATTGCTTCTGGACCTGCTCCTCTGCAGTCTTCAAAGTTTCGAGTTTCTCTTTAGCGTTGGAAACCTGTTTTACCAAGAGTTCCTGTTTCTGGCTAAGCAAGACAACGTTACCAGGGTCAAATTTCAAGCCTTTATCAATTTCTTTGATTTCCTTGCTGGCATCAGAGGCAGACTTATTGACATTTTTTAAGGCCTTATCTAAGCCGGTTGTGTCGCCACCAATTTCAATATTGATACCCTTAATTTTTCCTGCCATGTGTCCTCCTTTCTTTAAAAATAAAAGTGCTGAGAGAGCGATTCTAGCAACGTTTTCCTTGAGTTAACAAGGTATTCATCGTAGAAATTCTCTCAAAGCACTTTAGAAATTATCAATATCGTCTTGTGTAGCTCTTCTTGTCTTAACTTCGGTCTGTTTGTCTGGATCACGAAGATTGACATAGTCTGTTTGGTAGTCAAGGGCCATGCCAAGTGTGATGTGTTGTAGCTCCTCTACTGACAGACCGACTTCTTTACAGCAGGATAAATAGGACTCTACTGTAAAAAGTTCATCACTTGCAGATTCGCTGTCATCGAAGGCTTTTTTGTGTTCATGTTTGCCTCCAGCATTTCCATTAAGACAGGAGCGACGTCTTGGACAGGGAAATATTCCAAATCCATGTAAAAATTGTCGTAAGGCTTGACCGTAGGGTCTCCCGATTTCACAAAAGTCCAAAACAGTCGGTTAAAGAAAGTCATATCGAAATCTTTCAACATGGACATGTCTAGCTTACTGACATCAATTTCTTTCTGTTCTTGTGACAAAGCCACCATTTTCAATAGGGCGTCGCCCTGGAACATGTTCATCAAGTCCTGGAAATAATCACGGCCAAATTGATTTTTGTAAGCAATTGGCGTATAGCCATTAGTTACCAAGCGAAATTCTTTGTCTTCAATCTGAAAAAGTCGCTCCATTAGCCACCTACTCCTTCTGTTGCTCCAAATGTCACGCCTTCTGCAGGTTTGTAAACATTTTTAAACCAACTGTCGTAAACCTCTTTGGTTGTATTTGCTGTTGTCCGAGTCTTAACAGCTTTATCAGATGATCGTGGGACTGATGCAAAGGAAAGTTCCGTAGTGTTCGGGTCTCCTGACTTAGTTTTTGAACCCTGCTTTGGTCGAGTAACTGTACACTTGTACATTACGTGACGAGTAGCATTCTTATCCCCCTCAATTTGGAACATCATCGCAAAGGCTGCTTGCTCCGCATCAGCAAACTCAGACTGTGTTCCGTCTGAAGCTAGCTTCTCCCCTAAAATTTCAGTTTGGAAATACTCGGTCAAGCGAGCAATTGTCAATGTACCTGTGTAGCCCTTGTTGGTTGAGCCGCCATAGTAGGTCACGTTGTCTGCTTGGAAATCAATCGTTTCTCCTTGTGGCTCAATTGTCAACTCGACGGCCCCAGGTAGTGCTCGTGGAGTGTCGTAAGTCAAATTGCCTAGGGCATCCTCTGAGGTAATTTTGGCAATATGGACTTTCTCCAAACCAAATTCAATTTTGTTTTCTGGTTTTTTCGTCATGTTCTTCTCCTTCTTAAATTAGACTGACATCATATATGACTTGATAGAGCCCTTCTGACTCAATGTACATCTCATCAGAAAACTCAAAAAAGAGCTTGTTTTGATTAAACAGGCTCTTTAATGTATCTTCCAATGCTTCATTTTTCTTAACAGTAATCAGTTCTACCGTAACTGATTTGATAGTGTGATACGCTTCATTATCAGCATTGAGATTATCCTCTCCATCCTGATAATAGACTGCGTAGGGTGGTTTAGGGTTTTCCCCTTTCCTGAATTGACGGTAACGGCACGGTATTCCCAATTCATTCATAATCATTGCAAATTCTGATAGTTTCATTGGCCAATTCTCCTGATGCGTTCTTCAAATTCGGCAATCGCTTCTTCTTCTACTGGTGCTATATGGACCTGCGGGCTCGTTCGTCCACCATCACGATTAACGTGCCCGTTTTCGAGTAGATGAGTCAGGCGATAGTCAGGCCCTCTTACATGTGCTACATAAGTTCCATTCTTCAATCGTTTCTTGGCCCATTTCTTTCTGTAATTTCCTGTCATCTTTGGGCTACTGACCCTTAACTTTGCTACAGCCTTATCGACAACATCGCTAGCAGCTTCATCAACTTCTTGTTCAACCTCTTCCGACCACTCTTCTAGTGCAGACATGATTTCGCTAGTTAGATCCAGTGCCATTTTTCACCACCTCGCAAGTCAATTCGACGATATCACCATTTTCAAATGTCTTGATAACTTCGTACCTCACACCCTCAAAATCCACATACACCTGATTGTCATACTCAAAATCATGGACCTCAAGTACCATGGAAGGATTCATGTTGGCTTGTGATGCAAAATAATACTCTGACCGTGTGAGAGAACGCTTATTACATGATACCTCAACACTTACTTCTTTGTAGGTTGGTTGTAGCAACTCATCCAATGTCGGCTCTTCAGAAAGCGAAATTAGGGTGCAATCTTCATTCCATCTCATGACTCTGCCTGCTTCCTATATGTGATTTGATAGTCGTGCAGTTTCTGCTGTAGATAGCGTGGCATGGTTGGCTGGTCTTTGTTGATGTACTGGTAGTATGTCCAATCGGCAACGAAGGTAACATGGTGAGGTAGATTCAGGTCAATGGCAATGCCCTTGACTTGTTCTAACTCATCAATAGAGCTTTTGATAAGCTTTGTTAGATATTCGTCGCGTTTGTCGGACTTGATACCTTCTTTCATTTTAACCAGTTTCAAGACATCTGAATCTTCCATGGCTTACTCGCTTTCTTTAGAAGTTTTTCTACGAGATTTTCGAGTTGTAGTAGTTTCTGAGGACAGCTCGCTTGCTAACTCGGATACTGATTCAGAAACGCTTTCACTTTCTGATTCGGACACAGATTCAGATTGCAGTATCTTGATTTCGTCTAAGACAACTACTAGTGGAGTTTCATTCAATCCATTAAGATAATCTGCTCGCTCTTTAGTCGTTACAAACTCCTCGTCAATCCTCCGAAGGCCAATCGGAGATTGGCTATCGGAAAAAGTTACGAGTGCTTTAACTCTTACATCAACTGACTTCATGGTTTACCACCTAACCTGGTGTGTTAGCCTTGTCTGCAGCGAATGTCACATCTGTTGGTGCTGGGGCAACTGCTCCATCTTTACCTGATGCATTGACTGCCACGAAAGCCTCACCAAAGATTGGACGCCCGTCATAACGTGCAATGCCCTTGAAGACAGTATTGTCCTCGATGAATTGAGCATGTTCAGATTGGGCCATGGTTGCTCCCTCACGTTCTGCTAAAATGTAAAGAGAACCAAAGCCACCGATAATATGTCCATCTGGGATGAAGTTTAGTTCTTCAACATCACCGCCAATGACAGGCAATGTATTGTCAAGACCTGACGCGATTGCTGCAGCCGAGTTGAAACTCATCAGCTTAATTTTCAAGGCTTGATGTGTTTTGCGAGACATAGCCCAGAAGACATTGCCGTCTGAATAGTCAGCTTCGATGACATTAAGTTTTGTGGCTAGTTCTTGGTAGAACTTGATAGGATCTGTGATACCTGCTGGAACTACCGACAAGTGAGTTTCATGCAAGTCAGTCCAGTCACGTTCGTTTTGCCCCCAATATGTAGGTTTTTGAGTTTCTGCCAAGCGTGTCACAATACCAACAGGCATCTTAGTACCTTTTCCATAAATGATAGCTTTATCAAGAGCAAGACCGATAGCCTGAGCAAGACCAAAGAGGATTTCATTGGCTAGGTTGAGGTCAGAGTCTTTCAAAATTGAATTTGGTACAGATGTGAAACCACTGACTTTGTATCCGTCCACTTCGACTTGATTAAATTTGAAATCAACTTCATTGATTTTCCCAATCATTTCTGTCCAAATTGCTTCTGGAATAGTCCCAGCGATGTTCTGACGAGCTTCGCCCTTAACAGGTTTAAGCCAAACTTTAGTGATCAGTTTTGAATATTGGTCCATGTTGTTGCGAAGCAACTCCAAGAACACTTCTGGAATGGTCAATTCTGAACCATTGACAGCACGTTTTTCTTGGATAAGGCTGCGTGTGTTTTCTAGGAATGACTTGACTTCGCTGCGTTCTACCAATTCAGCCATAGCAGCGCGAGTCAATCCACCAAAATATTTGTTTCGTGTCATAGTTGAGAGTTCTCCTTTTTGTTTGTTTCGGTTTTCAGGTTCAGCAGCAGGTTCTTCTTTGGGTTCATCTTTAGGCTCCTTGCCTTCCAATGCAGCCAATTCTTCTTCAAGTTCGTCAATTTCGGATTGGATAGCATCGACTTTGTCTTGATATTCAGCTTGTTCCTTTGTCAAATTGTCGATTTCTTCTTCGACAGCCTTGATTTCTTCGTCAGACCGTGCTTCTTCGATGGCTACTTCAAGCTGAGCACTGCGTTCATCAAAATTATTACCGTCGTTCAGCTCAGACAAGCTTTCTTTCAAGACCTTAATTTTGCGACGGAGCATGAGTTGTTTTAGCATGGGTTAATTTCTCCTTTAATTGTTTTTTTCGGACTTCCAAGGTCCGATTTTGTAGATTTTCAAAATCTCGTTTCCGAGCTTGAACACTAGTAGCTTCATATGCTGGGAAAGTTACGATAGATACTTCATGTAGGTCAATCTTCTCAATTGTCCACTTGATTGTTCCATCTTCACGGAATTCTGTTGATTCTTCGATGATGTTAAAACCAAATGAACATTGATCCACATCTCCACGTTGAACACGAGCATACAGATTAAGTGCATCAGTATCTTGTTCGTTGATAACAACACGGGCCCATAGTCCCTTGTCATCAGCTTCCAAAGTCAATGTACCAGCCTTATTACGACCAAGTACAAGCTCTGTATTGTGATTGATAAGCGCCCGAATATCATTCTCGAGAGTATCATCAAATGCGCCACTTTTGATTTCTTCAAAAGCACCTGTCCACAATTCTGTTTCAGAGCCATAGACTGCAAAATAACCTTCAATTACTTTCTCTTGTTGGCCTTCTTGTTGTTCACGAACAGCAAGTTCAGATTTAAAGCTACGAGTCAGATAGGTTGTTCTCTCCACTTGTTTCTCCTTTCTCTAGTTTTTTCTGATCGCCAATCTTGTCCGCTGGAATAAAGTTTTCCAAAATGACAAGCTGGTCCAACCCTTCTTTTGGTGGCAAGTTTATCCAATTACGGACTTCATTCCCTTCCATCAATCCACGAATATAGAGATTTGAGCCAATTTCCGACAAAGCCTTGAGGTCGTAAGTCAGTAGACTTCTCCAGTTCAAAATAAAATAGTGATGTGGAGAAAGTAGCAACTTGGCTGTCAGTTCCTGTTGAATAATCTCAGCGATGGAGCGTATGCGAGTGGTGACAAAGTTGTCAAACTCAGCTTTATCGAATTTACCGACACCGACAAAAAAGGCTGGTACTTGTAAGATATTGGCAATGGTTGTCTTATCTACTTCCACACTGTCCTTGATGGCAATGTCATTCAGACTAAGTGGTTTGATTTGCTGGACATCTATCATCTCAGCAGGAATAATCCATGGCTTGCCAGCCGTAGAGTTTTTTAGGTACATGTCAAATACCTTGTCACGACCTTCTTCCGAAGCAAGCTCTGCCGTATTGGCATCCGTCTTGACAATCAGAGATGGCATATACTTCCCAGACATAAATTCATTTTTTGTATCCGAAGCCTGCTTGAGATTTTTCAGCAGGTCAGCCATGACAACCCTATACCCTTGCCCAAGCCAAGGCTTTTCAGGGTGGACATTCATGGCAAAGTGTAGCACTTCGTCAGGTCCATACACTTCTTGGTAATCATAGACAACTTGATAGTCAAAGTTGGTCCCGTCAAATCGTATTTTTGATGGTGGCAATGGTTTCAAGTCAGCAATCAAGCCATCTTTGTCAATGATTGGATAGACAACGCTATTCCCATCGCCTTCCAAAAGCATTGACCTGACAATGTTGGCTACCCACTTCTTGCGGCTCATCCACTTGTAAGGATTGACATCAATCTTGCGAGATAGCTCATTCTTGAGCCGAATGTCGCCTTTTTCTGTGTTCTCCATCAAGTGGATGGTCATGGACGAAACCATGTCAGCAATCCTATCAACCGCCGTCCGAACTTCTGGACAATCAGCAAGCCGAATATAACCCTGTGACATGGATTTTTTGAAAAAATCCTCTGACACAAAGACTTGCATAGCAGATGATGGCTCAGACCGAATTTGATTTGTGTTGTTTTTCTTTCGTTTTTTCAATTTCTTCCTCCGTTCAACCAAGCAGAAGCGTTGCCTGATTTCTCGCTATCTTCTAGCATTTGACAAGCAGCAAACACCGACGCATCGAATAAGTCAATACGCATAGACTTCTCGACCTTTTCATACTGGATCATGTCATCGACCTTTTCAATCCCACGGACATTTCCGACACAATACTCATATGCGTCAGAATGGCAATAGTAAAATTTCCCGTTGAGTGACTTGGTTTCAATTCGTCTGAAGCCTTCCGACTTTTTCCAGAAATACTGTGGAGCATCCACAATCTTGAACTTGGCCTTTTTCATACCTGAGAAGAACTCACGACCGAACTTCTTATCAAATCCCACACGTTGGATCTTGAAACCCATATCCCTCATACTGACAAACCAATTCACGATGTCGTCATAGGAAACTGTTGGAGTGTTTGACATGGTCAACCATCCATCTTGTTCCCAACCAAACAATGGAATACCATCATCATTAGCCTTCTGATGTGCAGCAGTAATTGGGAAGAATGCATGAGTGATAACAATGTCCACATCTTCATAAGTTCCGTATAGAGCTGCAGCAGTCAAATCATGAAGCTTGGACAAGTCTGCACCACCATACCATTTGATAGGCAACTTAACCAAGTCTTCCAAGGTCCAGTCATAATTCAAATCAGAGTTGATAAAGTCCTGAACATTGAAATATGCCGTCATTGAGTTAGTGAAGACATTGAGGGTCTTGTTAAAGAATTCATTCCGTGTCTGTGGATCAGCCAATGCGACCTCTGCATCGTGGACAAGTTCCTTGAGCTCGACCGTCACACCAAGCGACGGATTGGCTTGCTGGATGTAGATTGGGTTAGTGAAATCGACTATTTTCCCATCTTTATCGGTATCCGCATCACAGATAAACAAGAAATAACTGTCATCTTCCACAGTTCCATCAAGAACCTTGTCGCAGTACTTCAACCGCTGGGCTAAGAAACCGTTTGGCTTGTCCCCTGCAGTCGTGATGGCCATAAGCAACTTATTCCGATAAGCCCGCTGGGCATTTTTCATCAGCGTGTACTTCTTGGATGACTTCATCCCGTGGATCTCATCTAGGATGATGATGTTCCCGTTGAATGAGTCCAGATTGTCTTCTTCAGCAGCAAGAGCATTGATGGTGAAAGAGCCTTTGGAAAACTCCTTACGGATTACATGCTCATTGTTGTTATCCTTGATCTTGATGGATTTATCTTTCCAGTACTTGACTGTATGCGTTAAAAAGTCAAAACTCTCTCGTGTTTGTTTGAGAGAGTTGGCTAGGATATACACATTTGAGCCACTTTGGTTATCTAAGATAGCAGCTGTCAAAGCCAGGGCAGAGGCAAATGGTGTTTTACCGTTTTTCCGTGGCAACATAAAAAGCGCTTCAGTGAAACGCCTTATTGTTGTATTTTTACGATAAAAACCAAAGAGATTGACGATACAGAAAATCTGCCAAGGTTGCAAAATGAAAGGGGCATTTGTTAAGGGCATACCCTCCAAGGATTCGCCTTTCCTGTGTACGACCAAACCCTGAATGAATTTTACTGCAAAATCAAACTGCTCATTTTTAAAATCAAACTTGTCGCTTGCAAGGTCATCGAGAAACCTCTGGCAAGCCTTTATTCTCCTCTTGCCAGCAATTATCTTGCCAGAGACTACATCAGTTGCATAACCCACCGCTATTTTGAAGTTGGGTGAATTGTTTTTGATCATCATAGCAGATTAGCAATCATGCCTTCCAGACCTCCAGCATCCTTTGGTTTAGGTGGTTCGATTCCGACAGCCTTTGGATTTAAGCCAAGTCTATCCGAATAGGTAACAATATCCTTGCGAAGATTTTCCATAGACTGAACCAACGGTGTCTTTCTCTCAACAATGGTGCCTCTACCTGTTTCATGCTCTTCTGTGAACTGTGACCCATTAGCCAAGAACTCTTCCCGAGCGTTCTGGTAGTCATAGAGCAAGCCAGAATAGATTTCGATGATGTCATCATAATGCTTTGAGTAGGTCCCCATTTCTTTCATAGACTTCACAATTCTGTTTTTGATTGTGCTTTGTCCTTTAGGCCTTGCCAAAAACTTACCTCCTTCCAAAAATTTCGTGTAAAAATGTGACAAAAATCCTCACAGAATCGTAGAGGGGGAAAAAGTTCCCCTTCCCGGTCCCCAACGGCACAAAGTGATTTTAATTTTGAGGGGGGGCTTTGTGAATGACTGAAAGATTTTTATAAAATTCATCAAAAAATTTTTTTCGTTTTCTTTGCCACCACAAGCCCTGCCCTACAACTTTGTCGTTGGTTCTATCGTGAAAGGTTCCGTGTACTTTGTTAGTCAGACTAATAACATTCCAAGATACAAACTCCAGTTCTGGATATTCTGATACTGGATAAATGTGATGTACCATTTCAGCTGGAACAGTCTTGCCGTATCTCAACGATTCTTGACAGAGATACTTGTCACGTTTCATTGTACGACTTCGGAACTTATCCCAGCGACTAGACTTCAGCGTTTTACGAACAGGTTTAAATGTCACTGACTACCTCCAGTTTCACTTGGACAACCACATAATTACGACCACATCCTCTTTCCTCGAGCTCAAGTGTTGCCTTAAGTTTGCTTGAATAAGTCAAGGCTTGTCTATCACTTGTCCTTTGGCGTGGAGGAGAATATCTATAGTCAGTTCCATAAACAAATTTTCCTGTCTGTTTATTCATGATGCAAAATGTTCTCATGTTCCACTATCCTCATCAACAGAAAAGGACAACTCGTCCAGCTGTCCTACTTGTTTACAAAAATTCATGATACAAATATAACACGAAAATCGTGAGAAAAACAGTACCCTTTTTTCTCATTTTTCAAAAACTACTTGACAAGTTCTCTGCTTGGTAGTTCCTAAAATAAAACTATACCATTTTCCCTCTCAATCATCTTTAACCTATATTGTGTCACTTTCGCTTTTTTCTCAAAAGTCTTGTAAACAAAAGGTTTTCCAGCTTTCTTATTTTTCAATCTGACACTACTGCAATATGTCACATTCTTATGTTCCTAAACGGAAATTTGCTAAGGCTCGGTCCTGTTGGTCTTGGTTGATACCTATGTATCTTTTGGTAATTGCTGCGCTAGCATGATTGAACAATTCCATGAGCATGGCAATATCCTTGTACTTCTGATAATAGTGATAGCCAAAAGTTTTTCGCATGGTATGCGTTCCAACATTTTCAACTCCACAATCTTCAGCAGCTATCTTGATAATGCTGTATGCTGCCTGTCTTGTCAACGGCTTGTTCTTTCCTTTGCGACTTTGGAATAAGTAATCGCCGACACGTTTGCCTTTGATGTGTTTATCCATTTCCCGTTTGAGAAAAGCATTCATCTTGACCTTGCGACGTTTCTTGGTTTTTCTTTCTATCAGCAAAAGATACCAGCCACGGACATTAGACACCTTTAGATTCAGAATGTCGGAAATGCGTAAGCCTGTGTTAATCCCTGTCAAGAATATCAAATAGTTGCGATAGTCCCAATCTTTTAGATAATCACACATGATGTCGATGTCTTCCTTGTTGCGAATTGGTTCAACATAGTTCATAGCCTTTTCCCTCCTTTCTTGCAGATAAATGAAAAAGCCAGTGCATTTCTGCAACTGACCTGTAAATCTGTCGGGCGAGTTCTGGTTATTCTTGAAAGGTGTTCCTCTGAAAACGAAAGGCTCTTGTGGGTATCTATCCATCTTCTCGTTCCGACACTATCATAATACCAAGATTTTCATGAGAAAAATAGTAGCCTTTTTTCTCATTTTACAATTCCCCTTTTAATATTGCATACTGCTCCAAGATAATTCTACGACGGCGATAGATTGTTGCATTGCTTAAAAATTTCTGGTCTGCAATTTCTTCCCAGCGTAGTTGTGGGTACTGCCAGCGTAGATTGAAGATTTCCTTGTCTTCGTCGATTAGGTTAGAAAGTAGCTTGTCCACAATCTCCTTGAAACCTTCCAGGAACTTTAATGTCGGATCATCCGCGAGCTTGACCGCGATGGTTTCTGTTGGTTTGCTGATTCCGATTGAAGTCCCACCTTGGCTGTCTGGGTTTCTGGTAGTTAGCTCCAGCCTGCGTAAATCTATGGTTCGCTGGATACCCCGGAACTTGAATAGTTCTTGGTCCAGTAGTTGAAGTTCCTTGTTGCTCAATTTCTTCAAATTTCACCTCCGAATTTTCTAAATAATTAAATAAGCTATCGAACATTTTAGAAAAAGCCTTACTGATGTCAGAAACTATCTGCTGAATTATTCTAGATAAAACTTCAATTTCTTCATGACTTAACTTTATAAGCTTATTTTCTAATTCTAGTTGTTTCTTCTGAGCAAGTTGTTTAGCTTTCTTCTTCTTAATCCTTCTATTCATCTTGCTCTCCATTTCCTGGTATTAGCTTTCATGAATGTAGCCTGCCATTGCTTCCTGAATGATGATGTAAGTTAGTTTCTTGTACTTTGTCATTACAATCTTACCTCATCTCCTATTTTGAGATATTCATAGTTTGTTTGAGTAACTACGAATACTCCGTAATTTTGTACTGTGATAGTGTACATGTTACCAATCTTCTCCTTGTGGACGACTCTGCCTTTGATTTCTGCGCCTTGATTATCAGCTTTATAGATAATCATCGGGCGCTTTTCTTCTAATTTCTTAATCTGGATACTCTGCCAGACATTCAATCCAGCAGACAATAATATCCAGATTGCGATAAATCGTTTCAATCGGTTGCCTCCTTCTTTAATTTTACGGCAATTTCTAAGTAAAAGTCTTGATCTGGTATCTCTAGCATCGCTGTATTGGTTTTACCATCAGACTCAACGATAATTTTTCCGATTGCCAAAACTAAGTCTTCAATTGTGCTATTTAGCGTAAGGCTCATTCTGTTACCTCCTTAAAGCGCCCATCTATTTTTGGACTTATTTCTTTTGAAAATAGGATTCTTCTTTTCTTTTTTCTTTTGCTTGTGATATTCACTGTCTTTGTTAAAGATAATATCTTCATCTTCAATCAGTTCAGGAATGAAGTACCCCGATGGGTATCGTTCAGGTCGTTCCATCACTCCACCTCCTTGAAATCATCTTTTCTGATATCGACAACCTCTTCAAGATATTCCTTTGAACACCAGTCGTATTTAACGCATTGTCTAATAAATCTTTTTTTGTAAAAACAATGCTCTATGTATGCGATCGGGAATAGCAAAGCGATGAAAGGCGAACAAATGATTAAAAATAAATAAATAGCAATTCCACAAACTTTTGAGTCTGCAATATATTCATAAAAATCTACTAAATCTTTTATTGATTTTAAATGCCTGATAAAAATAATATAGTTCTTTCTTTTCAATCTTTCACCTCCTGCACTTCTACCCCATCACAATCAAACATCCAGCCGAAACCTGCTTCTTCTAGTTCTTTTCGGGTGTGTTCAGTTCTTATTGCATCAATCTCCATACGAGATTCAATAGTCCACTTATTTTCTCCCTTGTGGTAATTTAAGTAACTATTATAATTGGTAATCCCAATAATCTTCACTAGATACCGCTTCTCTTTTTCGTAGCCGTCAAGCCATGCACGGGCGAAGAGTTCCATGTTGTCGTCTGTGTAAAACCAAGTGCTTAATTCTGAGTTGTCATCTGTAAAATCCATTGCATCTTGCAAATCCCAATCATGTTCTTTTGCGTATGCAATATGTTCCGCCACAAACTGCGGTACTTTGACTTTCTGCGGTTCGTCTAGTTGTCTGACTAAACCAAGTACAACTTTCTTGTCAACATACGGTCTATATTTATAATTTTCTGCTGGTAAGACTTCGATTTTCTCAACTAATTCTTGTTTATTCATTCTTCAGTTCCTCCAACTGTTCCTTATATCTTTTTATCTTCTTCCTCCAAAAATCTCTTTCAGCTGCTCTCATGTGCACCGCTGACTTCTGACTTGGTTTATTCAGTTCTTCGATTTTTGCTTCTGCTTGCTCGATTGAATGTTCTAGCGATTCAATCATAGCTTGTTTTATTGCGTTCATTTACTATCTCCTAAAATGGCATGTCATCATCTGAAATATCCAAAGGATTGGTAGCTCCGAAACTTGCTGGCATCTGATTTTCCATGCTCGAATAATCCGCAGTCTTATCTCGCTTTTCCAAAATCTGAAAGCTTTCAGCTACAACTTCCGTCACATAGACACGTTGTCCTTGCTGATTTTCATAACTACGAGTTTGGATACGGCCAGTAATTCCTACCAGGTTCCCTTTTTTACACCAGTTTGCGAAATTTTCAGCCTGCTGGCGCCAAATCATGCAATTAATGAAATCAGCTTCACGATCACCTGCTTGATTCTTAAAATTTCGATTAACTGCCAAATTAAATGTAGCAACTGCAATGTTCGATGGTGTATACCTTAATTCAGCATCACGAGTTAACCGGCCAATAAGTACGACGTTATTAATCATTATTATAGGTCCTCCTCTTTCACAAACACCCCGTCAATCATTTTCCCTTTGCGGTCTTTGATAACGTTGTATGCTTCGTCTAAACAATTCTCAGCAGTAGTTCCATTTAAAAACGAAACAGTGCTGACCACGCTATCAAGAAACATGATATCTGACTTAATTAAAGGAGTTTGCGTTTCGTTATGACAAACATGAGAGTACAATTTTTGAGAAATATTGCCCAGGCTTGAAACCATCAGCAATAATTCAAGTTCTTGTTCATTAGCTGAAATTTTAGCACCATTTTTGATCTGTTGCTCAAGTCGAATCAATACTACCTGGATATCACCAAGCGCATCGTAAATCAGTTCAGATTTATCCTTTGCGATACCCTCAAACAATTCTCCTGATTCTTCCATCAACTTCAAGAACTGTTTGACAGGATTTGCTTCATGTAAATTTCGGTCAACAAACCATTGTTGTACTTTTTCTTCCAAATTCATTTTTGTATTCATCTTATTTTTCCTCTCTTTTCTTCGTAATCAAGTAGTAGCAGTCAACTGATCCGTAGTCAATCCTGATGTTCTCACCACTCATGCTTTTCCGAAATCGTGGATGACTGATTGCTGAGTAACTAGCTTGATGTTTCTTTAATTCATTGATTGCGCTATGTATATGGCCAAAACTTCCAATGAGTATCTTGCGGTGACCGTTATAAATGAAGTAGAGCTCAATCATCAATACCTCCTAAAATTTCATAAAAGCCATCCAATGAGTTGTCCCACGCTGTTGCCCAAAAAGTGGTTGTTGGGGAACTAATTCCAAAATTTCCTTAACATTTACTTGAGCATCCGACCACTTGAAAATAAGTGTTCCACCTGTTTTCAAAACTCTAAAACATTCTTCAAAACCTTGTTGTAAATCTAACCTCCAAGTCAACAAGTCTAGTTGACCATATTGCGCACGCATGAATGATTTCTGGCCAGCCCAGAGAAGGTGTGGCGGATCAAACACAACAAGATTAAATGTTTCGTCATCAAATGGCATATCTCGAAAATCTGCAACAATGTCTGGCTTAACATTGATTTTCTTTTTGTGAATTTCAAATTCTTCTTCACGTCTATCCATGTATGTTGTGTGTGGCTCTTGTTTATCAAACCAGAACATCCTAGACCCACAGCACGCATCTAGTATCCGTATATCTTCCATCAATACCTCCTGTCCTTCATCCCAGACGGATACACAAAGCACTTGCCTGTCGCTCCTTCAAAAATACGACTTGATAGAGCACCATTCCCAAAATCGTCCGAGTAAATCTCCTTAATTTCTTCACTAGACAGATTTGTATTGATAATCGTATTCGTCCGATTATCCAGGATCTTGAACAATATCTGATGTGCCCACTCATTCCGCTTCGTGTCGGCCTTTCGACTCTCTTTCCCAAGGTCATCCAAGAAAAGAAAATCAACCTCAGACAATAGCTTGACCATCTTCGCTTCTGAATAGCCATTATCAAATTCAAAGCTTTCTCGAATCTTGTCAAACAAAGCCACAACTGAAACAAAGAGCACGCTTTTAGGTTCATCATAAGACTTGAACTGCTCATTGAGAAACCGAGCTAATCCATAAGTCAGATGACTCTTACCAACACCAGAAGGCCCTGTGATGATGGCATTCCCAACTGTACCTTTGGCATACTCACGTTCCAATCGCTTCACAAAATTCATAGCCTTTTCATCAATATCAACCTGAATCTCATAGTCATGTAATGACTTGCTGGCAAGCTTGCTTGAAACGATGCTATCACGATAGAATACATCATAGGTATCTGATAACTTGCTTTTAACTTCAGCTTCTATATTCAACTGCTTTTTAAATAGTCGAATATTTTCTCTTTCACATTCAGGGCATTGGCTGATTTCTTCGACCTTACCTTTGATTGGTATTTTTGTAGACCAAAGATGACATCCATGGATTTCACAGGTATCATCAAGGACAAAGACGGTTGTTTTTCCGAAATGTTTCATTTAAAAACCTAACCTTTCGTCTGTTTTCTTTTCTCTTTTAACAACTTTTCCTTGGTTTAAATAACTGTCAAATTTTGTTCCAAAGAGAGTTTCAGGTCGTAAGTATTTTGCGTACTTTGTGCCTGACCAATCTTTGATTGTGTTATCAATGACTTGTTTGAAATCATCGAGTCTATATCCCTCTGACCATCTAGCTTTAATTAAAGACTTATTTTTTTGAACGTTGTCTCTGTAATTCTTTCCCGTTTTGGTATTGAGGTACTCAATGATTTCTTTGTAAGGGATAGCTTCAACTTCTTCAGTATAGGTAGTTAAGCTATCCTTATCTAAGCTAACCTTACTTACCCTATCCTGTGTATCCAAATGGTATCCATTTGGTATGACATTTTCTAAAGGTTTTAACATAGCTGTTTTTGAGTGATCGTACTCTAACTGAGTTTTTTCATCCTGATGCAATGTTGATTGGAATCTATCTGACCTGATATAATTGTGGATTCTCCAATGTCTGATGACAACTACTCCGCTATCGAATGGGATAAGAAATCTTTTTGCAATTAGTAATTTCATATCATCGTCGCTTGCTCCGATGGTCCTTTGAATTGTCTTGGCTTTGTCAATAAAACCCTCATCATCTGCTCCCATATTTAGGTGAAAGTAGAGAGCTTGTGATGATAGTGGCATTTCAAGAAAACGGTCGGTTTCAGTAATTTTTCTACTAAACATTCTTCGCTGTGCCATATACTACTCCTCTATATTTGAAAATTTTGTGTATTCTTTGTGAAAATATAATTTAACTGTACCAAGACTACCGTGACGGTTTTTTTCTAAGATCAGTTCTGTTACGTTATTTGCTTCCTGACTGTCTGCTTGTTCTTTTTGATAGTAGGCATCACGATACAAGAAAGCTACAATGTCTGCATCTTGCTCAATCGAACCAGATTCTCGCAAATCTGATAGCATTGGGCGCTTGTCCTGTCTCTGCTCAACCGACCGACTCAACTGCGATAAGGCTATGACAGGAACTCTCAAATCCTTTGCTAGTATCTTCAATTCCCTTGAAATTTCAGAAACAATCTGCTGACGATTCTCCCTCTTTGAACCAGTAATCAACTGCAAGTAGTCAATGATGATAATGCCCAGACCGCCCATTTCTTGAGAAAGCTTTCGAGCCTTTGACCGTATCTCTGAAATCCGAATCCCAGCCGTGTCATCCACGAAAATAGGCACATCATAGAGATTGCTTTGCGCATGTACAAGTCTTTTCCACTCATCGGTACTAAGATTCCCAGTCTTCAGATGATAACCTGGAACCATACCCTCAGATGCCACCATGCGCTCAATCAATTCCTCTGCTCCCATTTCAAGCGAGAAAATGACAGCAGGTTTTCTTTCCATCGTAGCCACATGCTTTGCAATGTTCAATGCTAGCGCCGTCTTACCCATAGCAGGACGAGCAGCAAGGATGATAAGATTCCCTTCATGAAGGCCTGTTGTTATCTTATCTAATCCGACAAAGCCAGTAGATAGACCAGTCACGAATCCATCTGTCTGCGAGCGATTCTCGACTATCTGCATGTGTGTATCAAGGATATCGGCTACATTGCGAAAACCTGTGTCTGCATTTTGAATACTGATATCCAGCAGAGATTTTTCAGTTTTAGCAATGAGGTCATCAATCGATACATCACCTTGGTAGGCACTAGATAATGAATCAAACAAGTCAGCGATGACTTTCCGAAGTGTTGCCTTCTCTTTTACTAATTTTGCGTAATGCTCCACATTTTTCGATGTTGGTGTTGAATTTACCAACTCGACAACGTAGTTTATACCACCGATATTTGAGATGTCACCTTGATTGGTAAGAGCAGACACCATAGTCGTAGCATCGATTGGCTCACCTTTTTCAAGTAATGACAACATGGTCTTAAATACAATCTTGTTAGCTGGTTTATAAAAATCATCAGGGACCAATTCGTCTGCTAGAGATGCCATTGTTTCTGGTGAGATAAAGACTGCACCCAGAACCGACTGCTCTGCGACTAAATCATGAGGTGGTATTCTAAAATCTTCACTCATGCGCTATTCCCCCAATATTTTTCTAGATCAACATTCATCACTGCAGCAAGATTCTTTTGCTCAGTTAGGATTTGACGACGATAAGGCGCAAGCCCAGCTTGTCGCTCCTCCTCACTTCGTGGCAAGTAATATCCATTTGGTTTCATCTTCTTAGCTACGATAGGATGCCCAAAATTAACACGCAAGCTTTCGATAGTCTCTTCCAGCTTACGCTTCGACAGTCCGGTTTCTAAACGAATTTCACTGGCTTGGATTGGCAAATCGAAGGTCGCACAATTGATAATCATGTTTAAGACACGAATTTCCATCTCACTCATTTCACGACTAACACTCATGTCTTTGCCCTCCATTTTCTTGGATTCTGACGGAAATTCATAGTCATTTCCTGATAAAGCAAACGCCCATTTTCTTCTAAGAGGCCTGCATTTTGCTTTCTTAGAAAATCATTGTTACCTGCTTCTTCCAGGTAGTCCTGAGCCAGTCTGTCATAATCTTCGATGCATGCTCTAAAAACTTGTGGTACATCCTCAATCGATGAAGGAAGTCCGACAGGCGGCTGAGTGTCATAGGTAAATCTTCTATCGCTATTTTTCAAGTTTCTTCGGGCAACTTCTCCGAAATCTTCTGTTTTTTCAATGATGACTACTACATTTTGTTCATCCGATTTTTCATTTTTAGCAGTCAGTAGCATCAGGATGAAGATACCGATAAGGATAGCCACTAATCCTAACAATTGGCTTGATAAAGTTGGTTCTGTCATATTAAAACTCCAAATTGCTTTTCTTTTTTTAGATTTTCCAGCATCTCTGCTAGTGTTTCTTTTTTAGCACGGTAACGATTTCTGCTTTTCCATTTAACGAATAGTCGAAAACCTTCATAATTGATAAATACTAACTTGTGAGTTGGATTATCAATAAATTGTTTAAAATCTGGGTGTTCTCTCATTTCAGTAGCCCAGACTTTAGCAGTTCCAACTGTGAGACCTTCCCACATCTGACAAAGATGTGTATAATCTCCATGAGTTGCTTTTTCGTTAATTCCTACTGGCTTGTAAGTAATTTCTGCTTTAGGCATGGATTTTCCTCTCTTTCTGTGATATAATTTTCTTGAATAATTTTCTAAGTGCCTGATTGCAGTCAGGTGCTTTTTTATTTAGAAATCTTACTTTCCATAGCCCTGAGTTCTATCTCATGGCTAACTTGTTTCAATAGCTTCTCACATGCTATTTTAGCTTCTCTGTATGTTGTATTCTCTCTGATAAAGTAATCAGCTAGTTCTATGATTTTATCTTCCATTCAACCTCCTATATCAGTCTTGAGACGGATGTTTTTCTTCCTTAAATTGATATAATAATTTCGACTAGGACCTCTCGCCGTTTTAGTCAATATTTCAATAGAAAGAACGAAATAATGATTATGGACCCTAACCAACTTAAAGACTTTCTCCCTCTTTTTACAGGATTTTTAGGAGGAGCTACTTCAGCCGGTGTATTTGCTGGACCTATTCAAACATTGCAAGATTGGTGGTATGTCAATTATGGCCACAACGTTTCTAATCAAGTAGCGTTATTGCGTGCAAAAAACGAAATTGATGTAGAGAATCTCAGAAATAGCACACTTCAACAAGTGGCTACTATCCCACCAGAAAATGTTCAAGAACCACCTCTAAAAATATTAGGTCCTGCATTGGAAGCATCTAAGTATTATATTGAGGAAGAAGAACTGCGATTTATGTTTGCTAAAATTTTAGCAAGTTCATTTGATGATCGAAAAAACTCGATTATACACCCATCTTTCGTTGAAATTATCAAGCAACTAGACGTAACGGATGCACGTATTCTCCAATTTTTAAAAGGACAGAATCCCTTAGCAGGATCCCCAATCCCTATCATGAAAGCTGTTATAAGATCCGATAGTGGCTACAAAATAGTATTCCCAATCATATACTTTATAAATGGCACTGAAGGGATTAATGAATTATCTTCATCTTTAACGAACTTAGAGCGACTAGGTCTGTTAAAAATTGATGATGATAGATATTCCACAATTGATTCAAACTATGATTTCATTAGAAATAGCTTCGCTGTTCAACAAGTTCTTCAAAACCATCCAGAAATTAGTCTTGAAAAAATGTGTTTTTCTATCACTCCTCTTGGCGAGAATTTTTTGGGAGTTTGCTTATGATATCTTCAGCAAATTTCTTAACGCTTGATGTTTCAAAATCCATATATTTTTTGTACAGTTCATTTACTTTATAAATGTGGTAATGCATCATAGTGTATGTCACAATTAAAGATGTCAGAACTGATATAATAAATGCTTCCATGAACTCTCCTTACAATCTATTTGTTAGTAAATTCTCAAGATAACTAGTGTTTCTTAGAACATTATCAACTAATTTAGGGTCTGCTTTTATAAAGGCGGACTCTTTTTTTCCGCTATACGGATATCGGTTCGGTTTCATTTTTCTACTCCTCAAATTTTTCCCACGACTCATTGATTCGCAACTTCTTGTTAATGCGAAGCTTCAAATCATCGCTCCCTTTTCCATCTTTCACCAGCTGTGTAATAGCTGATGGACTAACACCTACAACAATAGCCAAGTCCGTCTGTGACCATCCACGTTGTTCAATTCTCTCTTTTACAAGCTCAATCCATTTACGATGTTGTTGGCTCATGTTTCCTCCTCCTTTGTTGTTTTTGTGAAGTTAAAAAGTTGGTAAATACAAAAGTGTTATTTCTTGACTTTTATAATACGTTTGTGTAAAATAAAAGCGTAGTAAAAGACTTGATAAAATAACAAATCTATCAATTATCGTTGCTCGCCAAAGCTATTAGTTTTTAGATAAGTTTTTACATTGTTTTTTACCAACTTATTAACTTACAAGAACTATTTTACACGAACGTATTATTTTTGTCAATAGTTTTTTTAAAAAAATTACACTTTTGTGTAAAATAATTTTGTAAGTTCTTTAGAAAGGTTGATTTTACAATGTTTGAAGCATTTGAAAGAATCAAAGGACTTGCAAAGAAGCGTGGTGTAAATCTTCAAAAAGTATCTGAAGATCTCGGATTTAGTACAAATTACTTGTATAGTTTGAAAAATAAAAAAACACCGTCTGCTGAACATTTGGCGAAAATCGCTGAATACTTCAATGTTTCGACTGATTATATTCTTGGTCGAACCGATAATCCAAGTCTTCCAAGTGAATCCGTCACAACTGCTGATGGTCGTGTTGTTGACTTGTCAAATCTCCGTGAACGTGTGGTTCTGTTTGATGGTAAACCATTGTCAGATGAAGATGTAGACAAGATTGCACAGATCATTAAACTCTCTTTGGGGGTGTCCGATATTGAAAGTGAATGAGTTGCTGGATGAATACCAGGTCACACTCTATCTCTTCCCGGAAACCATGTGGGAGCGTAGAGGCTTCTATTTCCCCGATGAGCGCGTTATTTATGTCAATGGTAATCTTAGCCAGGAAGAGCGAGAAAAGGTCATCCTGCACGAATTAGGGCACATGAACCACAACCCAGCCAATTACAAACGGCTGCTATACAAATATGAGAACGAAGCAGAACGCTTCATGATTCGACATCTCATCTCTGAAGAACTCGCACAGTATGAAGTATCAGACTTCAACTGGATCCAGTTTGCAGAAAGACACAAAATCTCAACAACCTGGGGCGAAGATATGATTCAGGAAGAGTTTAAGAAAGTTGTGGGGTAGGAAAGAGGCTAAATATGATCAAAGATATTATCGAAAACAATAGTTATCCAATTGTATTTATTGGTTCTGGGATGTCAAAACGTTATTTGAAAAACTTTCCTACTTGGGATGCACTCCTTAAAGAATATTGGGAGCAAATAAAAGAACCAACTAGTATTTTTCAATTCAAACGCTCACTGAAAAGATCAGAAATTCCAGAAACTACTACAGATTTAGAAAAAGATTTTTTAGTTAACGTAAAAACTGCGGCTTATATCCAGCAAAAATTCGACGACCTCTTTTATGATAGAACCATTTCTGTCGAGGGTCTTACCGATGAAGAAGCTTATTCAAATAATATTTCGCCTTTTAAATACTCAGTTGCACAGCGTTTTTCAAAATATGAAATTAAAGATGAGATGCGTGACGAGATAGAAGAATATAAGAACTTTCTGTCGAAAGCTAAAGTTATTGTGACTACAAATTATGACACTTTAACAGAAGATTTACTTGCCGAATTAGATAAAAGGCCGACTGTTTATATTGGACAAAAAGGTTTTTTTGACGAAACCTATAACTGGTCAGAATTATTCAAAATTCATGGAGATGTAAATGACCCCAGCAGTATTATTATCACAGAAAAAGATTATAAAACTTATGATCAAAATTCCATTTTAATCAGTGCAAAAATACTCTCTAATTTAATTCAATCACCAATTATTTTTTTAGGATATTCTCTTACTGATAGAAATGTTCAAAAATTATTGACAGATTTTGCTTCACAGCTTCCAAATGATGACATGAGGAAAAATCTTAATCGAATCACAGTTGTAGAATATGAAAAGGATAATCACGATTTTACAGAACAGATTGTCAATAACCCTTCTTTGAATACCTCACATTCAATTCTAAGAACGGATAACTATAAACAAATTTTTTCAGACATAGGAAAAATAAACCAAGGATTGACTCCTTATGAAGTCAATCGTTTTCAAGAATCAATAAAAACTATAATTGTTACTGCAGGTAAAATAGGAAAACTTGATAGTCACCTTGTTAGTCCACAAAATCTTGACACTCTTCCTGAAGATATAAAAAAACGACGGATAGTCGTCGCTTTAGGTGATAAAAAGAATATGTTTGTAAATCCTAGCTACATCGATTATGTAGAAGATTATTTCAACGATGGAGCCACATTCTTACCAGAAGTCGCCTTACGATTTATAGCTAACGAAAATACACAAGCTAGAATCCCTTTTGTAAAATATCTAAAAGATGTAGATTATGATAAGTTCGACTTCTTATCTAAAAAACAAAAAGAAAAAATCTCCAAAAGAATCAATAAAATGGGAACTCTGCAAAACATCATTGATACGGTACCCAGACACAACAAAAAGGCATATAGCGATTTGCAAACTATTCTAGAGCTCAATGCACCTAAAACAAGAGAATTAGAATTAATCGCTTATAACATAGAGAATATTCCACAAAATGAAGTACTAGATTATATTAATTCTAAAGTAATTCCTGTCCTACAAGATAATTATAATGATAATGCTTCCGAATTATCAGCTCAGAGACGATTATTATTGGCTTATGATTTGATTAGTAACGGGAATTTGAGATAACAAAAAAACGATAGAGGACTGCTCGAGATGCAGAAAACTATCGTCGGGACTAGCGGGGATTTGCTAGGAGAAGGGCAGGTTCTAAACTAATTTTAGAAAAAGACACTTTCTTCACTCTCTATTCTATACCATTTCCTTATTATAGTCAATAAAAAATCCCCAAACTCAAATTTTGGTCGAGTAGAGTGTGAGGATTAACATTATAAGAAACAACCATTCAAAAGGTCGTTTTCTTATACCCATTTTAACAAGAAATGAGGTGAAAATCAATGATTAAAAAATATAGAAAAGGTGATGGTTTCGCCTACTATTTTAAAGCCTATCATGGAATTGATCCATTGACTGGCAAGAAGATTGTTACTTTTAGACGTGGCTTTAAAACCGAACGAGAAGCTAGACTGGCTGAAGCTAAGTGTTTATCTGATTATGAGAAGAAAACCTTTAGAAGCAGAAATACAACTACTTCTTTCGAACAGGTATATGAAACTTGGAAAGAGCATTATAGAAATACCGTAAAAGAATCTACCTATGTTAGCCAAATTGACAAAGCAGACAGACTTATTATCCCTCATTTTGGAGATAAGCCTATAAATAAAATAAATTTGACCATGTGTCAAACTCAGGTTAATAAATGGGCTGAAGAATATAAGCGATTTTTCGGGATCATCAGCATAGCAAATCAAATCTTTGACTATGCTATTTCAATGGAGTTGATTGAAACGAATCCAATGAAAAAGACACTGAAGTCTAAACGACAAAAAAATAATACAGATGAACTTGAAAAGTTCTACAACAAAGAAGAACTTAAGGAATTTTTTAAAATCGTTAAAGGCTTCGACGATAATGAAATGCTGACGTATTTTAGATTACTAGCTTTTACCGGAATGCGAAAGAATGAGATTAGCGTTCTAAGATGGTCTGATATCGATTTAAAAAAAGGACAGATTACTGTCAATCAAACCTTGGCCAAAGGTGAAGATAATAAACTTATCTTTCAGACTCCAAAGACCAAAAAGTGTGCCCGAACAATTACCCTCGATTCAAAAACAATCAAGGTTTTAAAAGATTGGCACAAATTCAGTACAAAAGGCTTATTATTTAAAAATGAATCAGGCAGCCCTAAAAGTAATGTACATGTCAATAACTTGCTGAATCGAGTTTGA